CCTTGTTGTGCTTGAGCGTCTTGAGCCGCTTCAAAAGTCCAGCGAGCTGATAGCTTTCTGGTTTTTGCTTCGACTGTCTGCTTTAAGATTTGGATTGACAATCTCTTGCCTGCTGTACCTTCTAAAGTAGCTGTAGCATCAGCTTTATCTGTACTACCTCCACCTGAATATCCAACACCAATCTTAAATGGTGATAGAGCTTCTTCGCCTGCAGTCACATCATCTAATGTGTCTGAGTAACGTACTCTTAATGTGTGGATTTGACCCACTGGACCTGTCATTGGCTGTACACCGACTAATTCGTTGGCGATAACAGTTGGCATAACACGTCTGATTACTGGTAGGATAACTCTGTTTAGAGTTGCAACATTTCCTGCTGAAGATGCACCTGCTGTAGCAGTCTCTGCCAAATACCTTTTGGTATTTTCCAGAGTCACGCCCATCACGGCTTTCTTATTGCCTTCTAGGCCTTCAAGAAGTGCAGTCTTAGTATCCTGCCAGCGACTTTCTAATAGTTCTGACATTTTTTTCTCCTTATTTCAATCCTGCAAGTCTTCTAATATCTACTACATTATCTGGAGTAGACGGGCTTGCATCTATGTCATTGGTTTGTTTATTGCCTGTAATTTGTGTGCCTTCAGTAAGTGTTGCCTTGGTTTCCTTAGCTGGAGTGTTCCCTGCGATAACGCTTGGCATGTACTTATCGAAAGACTTGTGTAGTTTTTCGGTTTGTACAGATTCCAGTAAGTCAGCCATGATTTCTCTTTGCCCTTGATTTAAGGGTGAAAGGAGCTCATTCATAACTTCTTTTCTTTTAGCAGTATCTTTAGCAATTTTAATCTCAGTATCTTTACTTTCGACTATTTTAATTGCTTGTCCTGCCATTTGTTTAGCTTCAGCTAATTGTTTATCTTTTAGCTCAACTACTTTTAATAGTTTAGCTGTTTCAGATTTTTCATTAAGATAGCTGTTAGTGTATTCTGATGCAAAAGATTCGAAAATCTTACGTCCAAAATCATTCTTACGAGCTGTATCAATGTCTTCCTTCAATTGAGTCATTTCTTTTGTAAGACCTTTCTCAACTGTTTCAGCAACAATTTTAGTTGCGTCTGTGATAAACTTAGATTTAACTTTAGCTAGATGTTCTTTGGCTTCGCGTACTAAACGTACTTTTGTCTCAGCCAAGTCTTTTTTATCTTCATAAAACTCTGCAATTTCTTTAGATAATGAATCAACAACAAAATTCTCAAGTTTGGAAAACTTTCCTGCCATAGCTTTTTGATCTTCATGAAGCTCACCGATCTCTTTACCTAACTGTTGCACAACAAAATTCTTCATTAGATTTGCGTTTTCACGCATTGCTACTGCATATTTTGCTCTTGCTTCGGCTAGTTTCTGACGATCGTCTGCGAACTCATTAAGTTCTTCTGCAAGTTTTTCTTCTAACATAGTATCAATAGCTTCCACCATTGTTGCTTTGTCATGCTCATACTTTTGAGCGAATTCCTCGCGAAGTTCAGCTGTGGCGCTCAAACGATTCTCTTGAATCCTTTGTTCCCATGCTTGTTCGATTTCTGCTCTGATTTCTTCGGAAATAGCATTATTTTCAAAGAGTGCTTTCAGTGCATCTAACATATTTTTCTCCTTGTTAGCGGAGACCGTTGATAATGTTCACCAACGATTCCTTTAAGTATTTCTGTGCCTTTTCGTCGCCATTAAGTTCGCGAGCCATATTCATTGCCTGATAGCCACCACGGCTATTTAATAAGTGTTCGTATATGGGCGTTGGATACGCCCCTGGAGCACTTGGTTGAGCAACGGCATCAACAGTAATAATTTCAAATTCGCTGACCTCGCCGCTTCCATCTTCTTTAACATTTCCAGATCCCCTAGATGAAACACCTAATTTTACACCATTTTGTATCATGGTTTGAATTAGCTGTCCCATCGGGGTTGGAATTACTTTAAGTTTTCCGTAACCGTTTGGACCATCCATCCACATTTCTGTGATCATATGGCTTACACGATCTAAATTAACATTAAGTCCTTCAGGATGATCTACTTCACCTAATACACTATATCCACCTTTAATTTGATCGTTGAGCGTGTTGACAGCTCTACTAATCTCAGTTACAGGATATACACGTTGGTTAGCGTTTCTAACACCACCTTGTATGCAGATACCTTTAAGATACAGGTCTTTTCCACCTGAATCGTTTTCAGTAGTCTCGACGACCATTTTTGCTTGGTCGAATGATAGTGTTTCAGTTAAGTTTAACATCTAGTTTCCTTAATCTCAATTAAGAACCAATAGTACTTTTACTATTTGTTCCAGTTTCGCCTGCGCCTTTTTTCTCTGCGCCATGGCCTTTAGCGTTTGCACTCATTGACTTAGAAGCTTTTGCGCC